GTATCGGTCACAATTCCAGTTGAATTTTGTTTGATTGAAATAGAATCAGATTTACCTGGAGCATGTCCCACATTTATATGATTGTCCAAAAAATGAGCAATTCCTCTATATTGACTTTCACCAGATTTTTTTAAATTAGTTTTTCCAATATTTTCTTCAAATAAAATATCCAATCCCTCTAAACCATATTCTTCAATAAATGATTTTTTATTTGCTGCTGGTAGCCAAAATACTTCACCACCATCTTCATTTCTTACAGCTATTTTGGAACCTGCGTTTCTGTGACCAAATCTTCTTAAATAGTTTCCAGTTTTTGTTTTTGGATAATATTTGGTCATTTTAAACAAATTAAATTCTTCTGGTGATACATTAAATATTTCAACAGCACCAATCATATTGTTTGGTTTATTGCGTGTTAATACACCACCCATTCTAGGATCATAACCAGAAACACCGCCTTTATTTGCTTGTGGTGCGTCTGCTGGAACTCCTAAGCCTCCGGGCTCGCCCGCACCACCAGCCACAGCAGTTCCCATATCCTCTAATAATTCAATGTAACTTATTTCACCATTTGTTCTTGATGTTATCTCTGCTTCAACCAGCATATTGAATTGATCAGAGCTGATTCCAAATTCTTGAGCAGATTCAGAAAAAATCTGCATTGTACCAATTAGATTGCTAAGTTTATATCGTGTTAAACCTGGTGGTAATTGGTCAAATATTTTTTTAAGTTTAATTACAAAATATTCAAAGGAATCTATACTGGATTCATTTCCAGTTATATTCCCATCAGAATCAATTAAATTGGAACGAAATGCCTGCAGTGATGTATAAGGCCCAGATACTGCATCTGCAAATTTGTAAAAATAAAATGAAGGTATGTATTGTAGACGACCCATTAAAAATATTTAGGCAGATGGGTTATTTAACTTTCGGTCTACTCGTGGATCAGTATTTAAAATCTTATATTGGGTTTCTGGTATCGTAGAGATATTAAACTCAAGATATACCAAAAATGATTTTAAATATGAGTGCAATCTTGGTTCTAATTTAAAAAATAATATTCTAGCACAATTTTCCTCACCAAATACATTTTTTAAAATTATTATATGATTAAGTATTAAACGTTCTCTTATTGATTTAAGAGTTTTATGCTTATGAATTTTTTGTATAAGTCTTTTAACGTATTTGATACGTTTTAAATCATCAGAAAACTCATTTTTACCTGAGCATTCTGGATTAAAATAATTTTCTTGACAGAATTGATTAAAAATTTCTTCTGTTAGTAAAGTATTAAGTTTTGATTTATTTTTATTAGTGGACACAACCACAGTCTGAACTTTCAACATTATCAGGAATAATCACCATTTTTACTTTACGCAAATAATTTGGTTGCTTTACTATATTTACAACCAAGTCTAGACCGTGACCAAGTTTTTCAGTAATTCCGTCTTGAGAAAAACCAACTTCATCAACGTTTTGGTATGGGGTCATACCGTATACGCCAATGTATGGGCTACCATATTGGTACAATTTAATTCTTGTTTCACCATCTGGTAATGCATTCTTCATTTCAAAATCAAATCCAAAGTGATTAAGTTTTTGTTTTACAACATTTAAGATTGCATCTGGATCAACATAGTCTTTTTGACCCATTTGATACAATAGTGCATTAATTGCATCTAGTGATCTGGGTAACTTAAGGTTGAAAGTACCTTTGTCGGTCAAAGTACTAGGAAGTTTAGGTGCTGATGGGTCACCAATAAACAATCCACCACCCATGGTTTGTTCACCAGAATTTTCGTAGATGGGTCCAGTAATTTTTAAAAGTTCTTTGAATTTCATGATCTATTATATTTAGTGATTTTTTTGAATTAAACCATAAAGGTTTGGATTATATTCTTTTGTGTTGATATCTTTGACGATTTTGTCGGCAATGCTTTCGGATACAGCCTTCCACTTTCCACCTTTGCTTTTATAGCATTTAGAGGCCCAAGCGTTTGCGTATGCCGAAGGATAAACATCAAATTTTTTCTTAGCTTGTGCTATGCAAGAAGACCATTTCTTTGGATTTTTGGCTTTATTTTTCTTTTCTTCATCTAAACACAAAACTTCTTCTTTTAACATGTCACTGACTGGTTTTGCGCTCCAAGTTTTGCATGCCCAATAACGAGCTTTCCAACGAGGTCCTGGATTGTCACAGTTGTGTCTAGCTCTAAAGTTTTTACGGCGAGCAGGATTATCTCTTTTAATTTCCATGTTGGGGTCGCCAAAATTTACTTTGACAACATTCCCTTTATCATTTCTAACATAGACTTTGTATTTTTTGACATCGCCTTTCATGATCTTATTAAGTTTGATTTTGGCTTTTTCATTTTCATGAATTTCAATCTTTTCGCCAAACTCATTGAATGATTGTTCTTCAATATTATCAATGAATCCCATTATGGTTTCAGGATTAAAGTTTTCTTCAATTTCCTGTCCATTCTCATCACTCATGCCTACGACAATTACATTTTCATTTTCTATGATGTAATCTACATCAAATAGCTGACCGCTTTCATTGATTATTAAATCACAAGGTAGAAGTTCCTTCGCTGATATTGGTGAAAAATTCATGTCAAAAACATTATTTGAATTTTCAACAATAAAAATGTCAAAACTTTCTTTTACTTCAGTAACACCAGTTTTAACAAATACAGGTTTTTTACCTTTTCCTTTGACTGATCCTTTTTGTCCACGTCCTGCTTTCTTTTGAGCTGAACGTTTTCTTCTTACAAAAGAACCAATCTTTTCTTTACCCAATAATTTTGCTTTTTGTTTACTAAGACACGCCGAATACGATTCACCTTCTTCGGCATCACCACACTTGCCTATTTTTTGGCCCTTTGTGTTATATCTATCCCAACCAGGACCACCACCAGCACTTTCTTTATTAAACCATTTGCCAAGTCCTGACTTAGCAAAAACTTTTTCTAAAATAGGCTGAATAATATTATTCTTCATTTCCAATCCTTGTCCTGTTTTTCACCTTTTTTGTGTCCATTATCAGATCTATTCTTTGATTTGTGTCTTAGGCGTAAATTATTTAGCTTGTTTGAACCACCATTTCTCAAAGGATTTTTATGGTCTACATCCATATCAGATCCTTTTTTGACTCGGCCTTTACGAATCAGTTTTTCTCTCGCGGATGTTCTTTCTGCTCGTTCTTTTTTCTGTTTTGGTTTACCGTGGTAATTGCGGTATTCCATTTTATAATCCCTCACATACTTTTCATATAAATTTGAATTATATGCATTCAAAACATATAAAAGTAATTTTGGATTATCTTGAGCTCTTTCTAACAAATTAGCGTATACAACTTTAATTGTGTCTGCACTTTCATTTAATACATCTGGATTTGTTATTGAGTTGGCTTCGTTATCAGTAATTAAATTAGAAGCTATCAATTTAGATAAAACAAAGTTATTCGTAAGAGCTTCAATCAAAATATCATTGGCCAACAACGCTACGTTTTCCTGAAATTCCAAACCTATAAATTCTGTTTTTTCGACAGGAATCTTTACAACTTTTTTCCCAATCTTTACATAATTGTATTGTACCGTGTTCATATCTTTGGGAGAAAATCCTGGAACCAAACTTACATTGATATCAAAATCCATGTTTTGTGATGCTTGGGTTAAAGCCAATTCAACTGGATTTATTGCTGAGCGGGGAACAAAATAATCTTCAATAGAAGTTACCTTTTGCTCTTTTGCTTCTACTACAGTTGAATAACGGTTCAAAACATCAGAATATTTTTTATCTTTAGATATATTATCTGTACTTATTGATTGTTTTGTTGGTTTTACAGAAATTACAGATGTTTTACCAACCTCCGCAAAAAAGTCATCACTCATTGGAAAAATACCATTTTGAGTTATTAAATGAGTTGGTGCGGTTTTTGGATCTTTGATCATATCTCCGCGATAATACATCTTTAAAATATTTTGAACAAAAGAATCTACAAATTGTGATTTATCTTTAAGATTATTTTTAAATAATCCCGTAGTTTTTTTACCAATTGCTTCTTTATAATTTTCAAAAGACGCAAACTTATTTAAATTGCCCTTTTCATCAACAACCATTCCAAGGTTTTTTCCAGTAGAATCTACCATTGGACTGCTTTTTAGAATTTGTAGCAATTCTGGATTTTTATTTATTTCTTCAAATTTATCTTTAGTCAATAGCATATTTGCATATTGTGAACCAACACCCTGCAAACTTTTTGAAAATTCTTGAAATTTTTTATCTTTTTGTATATTTGGATCAGATACTGCTTGCGCTATTGAAGCAGCAAGTAGTCCTCTGAATGTTTTAGATTTTTGATCAAATTTATCAGTTGTGAGCAAGAACTCACCGCCAGCAGAGATTTTAAATTTATAATCTCCGCATTCCATATCCACACCACCCTCAGAGGCAACAGGATTTGATCCTGTTTCTACGTTTGAAACTAAAGTCTGTATGCATTGCTCACCCAATTGGGAAAGAATTTTTTTAGCTTGAGCGAATGCAATTTTGGTAAAATCAAAAGCTGACGGTGAAAGCGCAGAATAGGATTCTAATTCCTGTTCGGTTGCACCTGCTTTTACTTTTGCCAAGAATACTAATGCATTAATGACTTGTTGATTGTATGGGGTTGCCGTCAATGTATTTATTCCAAACATTGTTGACAGCTTTTCAAAGGTTAACGAGTCAAATGCATTATTTGATGTGGGATTTCTTGTTTGCATGAAGTATTGTTGTCTTACTTCAAAAGGAACTTGAGCCAATTGCTCACCGTTCATTTGTTGCATAAGTTCAAATACTTCTTTTTTGGATAGCTTGCTTGCTTGTTTTTGTGGTTGTACTTGGGCGGTTTTTAGATCTTGATCTTTTTCTTCAGCCTCTTCATCTTTACCACTAGTTGATTTTTCAGATTTATTTTTTTCAAGACTTTTTTTAGATTCTGATTCTTTTTCTTTTCTAGTGTTTGAAGCTTCTTTATCAACAGACTTTTTAATATCACCAAACAAAAGTTTAGATGCTCCAGTTTGTTCAAACTTTGGATCTTTTGTTACTGTTTTTGCTTCTTCAAATGAAAGGCTGTCAGATCTATTAATTTTTTGGTGTTTTGATTTACTAAAAGAATCTTTAAAAATTAATTGAACACTACCAGATGGAGTTTTGACTGTAATAATTTCTTTTAAAAGTTCTTCTTTAGATTTTTGACTTCTAGGGACTTGTCGTGCACGTTCTGCACGTTTTCTTGCAGCATCCTTTGCTTTTTGGTCTGCAGCACCAGATACTGCCCTTTCTTTACTCATGGCTTCACCAGTCGTGCGGAAAGAATCAGCCTTAGTTCGGCTATCTTCAGTTAAATTTAATAAAAGATCCTTGAAGTTCATTTAAATTATTTATGATAATATTAAGGGTCTAGGGGATTAAAAAGTTTTAACCCTTTATAACTTTTAATTTTACCTGTTGAAACTTTATAAAGATTTGATTTATTTAAATTATTGATACGAGCATATTCTGCTATGTTTTCAATATAAAAAACTTCTTTCGTATTCATATTTTGAAAAGTTGCACCATTAAAAATTTTAACCTTTTGTGGTGGTGGAGCCTTTTCTTTAATTCTTGGTCCAGTATCTTTACCAACTTCTCTTAATTCAGATGCTGTAAAACCTTTATATGTTTTTCTTTTACCATTTAAAAGCTCACATATTTTTACAGAACTTAAGCCATGTTGTTCACCAAATTTTGCCATATTTTCAAAAAATACTTTTTCACCAGTATCTACTTTTTTCAGCCAGTATCCATTATTGACTCTAGTTGGACTAATCCATTTCCAGTATCTTCCATGTTTTTCAAACATACCACCATTGTCTCTGATAAACATTTCTCTAAACAATTTTGATTTAGAGTTATCATTCATCTTTGTCCAGAGAGGTGAATTTATTCTATTTACTTGTTCTTCAAGAGTTTTTAAGATTTTTATTTCCATAAGTTACAATTGCCTCTTTTAATTTTTTAACATATTTTACTGGTTTGTCTTGAAAGACTTGTCTTAAACCATCTTCACATGCAACCATTATTGCAAAGTTATCTATAACAATTCCTGTTCTTTCTTGATACATTAAGGCATATGCAGTTGCTTGTGTAAAATAGTTTTCAATGTCTTGTTTTCTTTTTTCTTTAGTACTGGCTTTAAAGTCAATAATTGATAACTTGCCGTCGTATTCAGCAATACAATCTGTTCTTCCAGCAAGACCCAAGATTTTAGACCATAATGGAGTTTCTAATGCTGTTACATTATCGATTTTATCTAATTCAGGTTTTAATAAAAGAAACAAAGCCTTTACATTTGAATTTTCTGAATCCAAATCTAAAGGCTCATTCTTAATATATTTTTCTATTAAACTATGAAATTCTGTTCCTCGGCCAGTAACTCTTTTGCTTTCATCTGGGTTTTTTCTACGCCATTCAGCAAAAAATTGTTGTTTTTGAAAACCAACAACAGTTGTTACACTTGGAAATTCCCCTTCTGGGGTAGAATAAAAACGTTTTCCATCTTTTTGTACTTCTTTTAATAATACAGGAGGAATGTTATTTGATAAATGTATAAATGATTTTTGAATAAACACAGTTTTATATTATATCATCTAATTCTGGAAGTTCCAGAATATTTTCCTAAAATTCTAGCTAGTTGTAACCCAATATCTTTGCCAGTCAAATCTCCAGCCAATCCAGCTCCTGGGAATTTAGGAATTTCATTTTCTAATGATGTTCCACTTTTTGGACTTGAGGAAGAGGGGGGAGGAGGTGGTGGTGGAGATGATGGTGCTGGTGATGGTTGAGGTACAGGTAGAGGTAGAGGTGGTGCAACTGGTGGAGTTACAGGTGGAGTTACAGGTGGAGTTACAGGTGGAGTTACAGGTGGTGCAACTGGTGGAGTTACAGGTGGTGCAACTGGTGGAGTTACAGGTGGAGTTACAGGTGGTGCAACTGGTGGTGCAACTGGTGGTGCAACTGGTGGTGCAACTGGTGGTGCAACTGGTGGAGTTACAGGTGGTGCAACTGGTGGTGCAACTGGTGGAGTTACAGGTGGTGCAACTGGTGGTGCCACTGGTGGTCTAAATGGTAATTTTGGTGGATTTACAGGTGGTGCAACTGGTGGAGTTACAGGTGGTGTAACTGGTGGAGTTGCAGGTGGTTCCAAATCTGGTAACTTTGGAGGTGTACGCGGAACTGGTGGTGGTTGAAATGGAAGTGGTGCCGGAGGTTCTGGCTCCGGTGGACGAATAGGAATAGGATCACCAGGATCTACGTTTGGTTTTGGACCCGGAACATCTGGTTCTTTTGGAAATGGAAGTGGTGCGGGAGGTTCTACATCTGGCTGCGGTGGTCTTGGTCCAGGTTGTGGTGTTTTGGGTGCAGGAACTGGCACAGCAGCTCCTTCGGTTCCCGTTGCTCTCAATGCAGGGGACTCTTCTCTACTAATTTTACCAACAACAGATTCTGTACCATCTAATTCTTTTGTAGCACGAGCAGCATCATCAACTTTAGTAATTCCAATTTTCTCTAATCTTGCTAAGGCACCTTCAACTCGCTTAGCATCTGCAACAGTACCTACAAAGGGTATGGATGCTAGTAATGCTAATTTGGCTCCATCAGCATCTCCTTGTGCAGCATATAAAGCTGCATCCAATAAAGATGCCGCATCACCATATCCGGGAACAGTGCTAGCCAAAGCTGCACCAGAATGGAATGTTTCTGGGTCTGTAAATAAATCTTTAAAATAATTTTTTGCAAATTCTGTTGGATTTGCTGCAATACCTTCGCCAGCCTCTTTGGCCATGTCTATAACTTCAGCACCACCTTCACCAACTTGTGATGCATAATCCTTTACTGCATCCCATGCTTTTTCCCACCATTTTTTATCTTCAAATAATAAATCAAATTCATTTTGCATGAAATATCTGTATTCAAGCAAACTATAAAGAATGGGATTCTTTTGTTTCATTTTTTGTTTAGATTGAACAAGTTACTAGTGATATTATTAGTATATGCTTTGCATGATGGTTTTTCAGCTTGCATTTTTTGATCATGTGAATTCAAAACATTTGAAACTGCATGTTTTGTGTTCTGTGAACTGTTCACTATGCCATTTCTTGCTTCATGAATATTTGGGCGATTTGCATTTGCACCAAATGCCATTACATCTTTTACCGTATTAATAAGGTTTGAAGGTTTTGAATTTACCTTTGGTTCTTGTTTTTTTCCCAAGAAATCCTTGACTTGCCAAAAAAGTTGTTTATTATTGTTGTTATCCATGGCTGTAAAATATTTAGATTTACATAAATACTTAAGAAGTATGAAGAAACAGGTACTCCTGTTGAATCAAGACAATACGCCCCTGAATATCATTACGATTTCAAAAGCTTTTAAATTGCTTACAAAAGATAAGGTGTGGGCTGATGACTCGACGGGGGAATACTACGAAGTTATCTCTGTCTCTAAAATTATTAAGATTCCCAAAATTTTAATTTTAAAGTATTACGTAAAACTTCCGTATAAAAAAGTTCCGGCTTCCAGAAGAAATGTATTTCATAGAGACCAATATGTTTGCCAATACTGTGGTTTAGATCTTTGCGATAAAACTGCAACCATTGACCATATTGTCCCCAGATGCAAGGGTGGTGGATCAACATGGACAAATATGATAACTGCATGTAAAAAATGTAATTTGGCAAAGGGCAACAGGACACCCAAAGAGGCCAAGATGCCAATAAAAAATAAAGCAAAAGAACCTTCATATGGATTTCTTTTTGATCACATGCTAATTACTTTTAAGAAAGATAAAAATGCCTAATTATTCATTTAAATGCGAAAGTTGTGATCATTCTTTTGAAACATTTCTAAAAATAGCCGAAAGAGATAATCCAATAAAAGAACCATGTCCAAGCTGCAAGAAAAAAAAGATTACCAAAAATTGGAGCGATCAGTCCAATTCTATTGCAATTGATACTACATTGACTCCAACAAAAGTTTGTGGGGGTGCTTGGAATGAAGTAATGGACCGAGTTAAAAAAGCTACTCCTATGCATAAACGAGATCAAGTAGAACAAAGTAGAAGTTTTAATGCTGGACGTTTTGTAAGATAAAAATTTTATAATTTTTAAATAAAGTTTGAACTCCTCTTTTGGGGAGTTCATTTTTTTTTTAATATAAATAATTTCATGGATTATTTGACAAACTACTATAAAAATCTGTGCGAACAGCTTCAAAACAAAATAAATTTCCTTAAGCAATCTTTAAATGAAAGATTAGAACCTACTAGACTTGAAAGACCTGAAGAAGCTGGTGATTCTGATGCTTATTTGAATATGGGAGACAACCCACGAACACCTCCAGTTAGAAGCAGATCACCTAAAGTTAAAGCACCAAAAAAACCAACAAAAGGTGAACACCCATACGAGAATGAATCGGATGCTGACTTTGCCAAAAGAATGGAAAAATGGTGGAAAGCTCAGAAAGCATACGAAAAATATATAGCAGAATGCCCATCAGGATGCGATAATACGTGGGTTTATCCAAATCCAGAACATCCTCGCGGAATAAAAGATGCAAAATCAGGCGATATCTTTATTGATGGGAATGGTCAAATTTATAGACGAAATAATAGTGGTGATTGGGTTAAACAATAATATGAAATATACTGTTCAAAAAATTGTAATGGAAAATTCAAATGTGTATAATTTTCTTTATGAAAATGAACTTCTTGGACATTTGATTGACACAGAAGATTCTAGGGTTTTAGTCCAAACTTCTGATATTTCAATAATTCCTATTGTTGAATCTTTTAATTTTTCTGGTAATTGTTGGATTGTAGAAAACGAAGAATATAAATTAATTACTCTGAACCCAAGTCCAGAATTAGAACCACTATATGAATTTAAAGTGGTTAATTTTTCTGACAATCTTTTAATTGAATCAGAGATTTCAGAATAAAATAACTGTCAACAATATCGGTAACAGGATTTGTTAATTTTTCCTGTCCAAATTTATGCATTAAATTTATACCAGTTTCAGCAGTAAATGCTTCAAACATTGCTTGTTTATCTGCATTTCCTTTTCCTGTTGCAATTTTCTTGGCTTTAGATGGTTCTATGATTGTGAGAGGTATAGCGGCTTTATAGAGCTTGTGCTTTAGGATACCCATATTCTCCGCCAAGTTGAATACTCGGCCTTTGGAGCCAAATGAATAGCCCTCTATGGCAACCTCAGATGAACCTATGCAAAGATTCATAGCCCAATCAGATATCGTATCAAACCTGTCAACGTCTTGAATATATTCTTGAAAACTTTCACCAGTAATATTTGGTAAAATTTTATCTGCAAATTTTTTAGTGTTTGTTAGATAATAAAAAAAACAATTTTCAAATTTAAATTCTCTACGTTCATCATAAAGACAAATGCAGGGGCAGGTTATAGAGTAGTCAATACCGATTAACATATGGAACATATATATCTATACCTTGGTCAGAAGTGGTGGTTCCTTAGCAGTCTGATGAAATATACTTCGACCATTCCAAAAGGACTGCGTGGAATACCCACCACCTCTGCCTAAAATATTTATGTAAAAATTCCACTTTTATGGGGTGAAATTTTTTATTTTATTATTGAATACCCTGACCAAGACTTCTAAGATTTTGTCTTGCCATAGTACTTTTTTGTTTTTTCTTTTCTTCTTCTGGTGTATCTCTATCAGCAAGATATGTTTGAATTCCCATAGAAGCAGCTGTACCAACACCCGGAATATAATCTGCTAGTTCAGATGCTGCCTCCAATCCAGCTCCCACATAATCTCCTGCTTGGGCTCTTTGTGTCATGGCTGCTACAGAAGCTGCGGTTCCGATGACTGGTAGAGCTTTTAGAACAGCTTTTCCAACGCCTTTGCCTATACTTAGACGTGCCTGCCATCTAGATGCATCCGATTGTGGTGGGTTTGTTATTATATTTGGATCACCTTTTAGATTTTTTTGTTGTATTGATGATGTACTTGGATTTATTTCACCGGGCGCAGGATATGTCGTAGACAAATCTTGATCCAATACAGGTTTTGTATAATCTATTACAGGTTTTTCATTTGGAGTTTTACCGAATATTACATCAACAGGTTCTCGGGATGTATATAATTGTCTGTTAAAAGTATCTGGAGGAGCCGGATCCTTTCTTAGTTTAACAAGACT